TAGCACTTTCATAGTATATGACTCTTTTTATATACGCGTAGTAGATTGGTAGATAATTGTAGTATCCCTCTCTAGGTACGTTGTATTGCTTTGAGTCAAGTGATGGGTCATATGTCTCGCTATTTAGTTCTAAGTTGTTTTGATGCGAAGTGAGTGTAGGTACATACGTTTTGTTGACTTGTACTACGTTATGTTGGTTCATAAAACACTTCTAGAATTGCTTGTTCGTTCACTTTAAGAATGCCTTGCTCTACGAGTTCATCGCTCAAATTGGGGTTTGTGTTCGTAGGGCTTGTTTGTGCGTACACTTTGTACTCGTATTCTCCTGTGTAAGCGTTGATGTCACTCTCGTCAATTAGAAATTCATTGTAGCGTTCTTTGTGAATGCTTACGTCTAGAAGAATGAAATTCGTGATTGTGTCTGTCAATCTGTGATGAATCGAAAATAAGTACGTAGGGTTCGCAATCGTTGTCTTCTCCGACAACGTCAAGTACCAATACTTTGTTTGACCTTTTTCAATTACTAGCATCACAAATGAATAGCAACGAGAAAACTATGTAACAAAAAAGGGTGAGCAAACGCCCACCCAATTCTGAAAACTAATATGAAATCAAGAACAACTACAAATATACATTAAATCCCTAACGCAGTCACTACGCTAGATTGTAATTTGTAAGGTGCTTCTGCTTCGATTGCTGACAAAGTCACTTCGTAACCATTTGAATCACCCATAGCCGTTCCGCTATTTGCAACCATTGCAGTCACGTCGCATCCGTATTCGTTACCTACTAACCAATAAGCGTCGTTGTTGTCACGTACGATAGTGTACGTGCGACCTTGTGCGAGAAGTTTCATCTCGTTTCTTTTGCTAGTAGACAAGCGACGCAATTTGAATGCTACGTCACATTGATTGAAAGTAGTACCATTCTCGACGCTCACGTTTGTAGTGTTTGTCAAAGAACCTGTACCTTTAGGCAATTCGTAGTCATAAACGTCACCACTTACGACGGTGGTTGCAGTAACTTCGCCACTCGCAATAGTGAACTTTGAAGCAGTCCACGAAATTAAGTGGATGCTCTTGATACCTCCGATTGCATCTTTGCAATCTAGAGTGAAACCTTGAGTGAGAAGACAAGCCATTGTTTATGAATGATTAGAGGGTGAAATATACAACTTCGCTAGGGTAAGCAACTTGAACACCATACTTGAAAGTAGTACGGAAACGAACCTCGTCGTTGTCCTCAGAGTACCACAATTTGTATGACTCTTCTTCGTTTGCTAAGTCAGTACCTACGAAGAAGTTGCTCAAAGAACCTGCAACGATTTTGCTAGTACCACTCAAACCACCGACAGCAATCAACTTCATATTGGTACCGGGATAAATCATTTCCATTGCTTCACTTGCTTCAACAGCGTAGTGGAACAAGTTAGCGTTCTTCAAGTTAACCAACATCAATTTGAAAGCATCAACACCGATGAAGCAAACCAAGTCAGACTTTGTAGCAACACGAGCAGGAATGTTCGCGTAAACTTGGTCTAAGATGTCGTCGATGTTTGCGCTAGTGATAGAAGCAAAAGCAGTTGGTGCAGAGTTAGCCAATGTTGGAGAAGCGGCCGCAATGATTTTGTTGAAACCATCAAAACGATTCAAGTTAGGGTTACCACTTGCAGTGTCACCTTGCCACATAGCAATCTCGATGTTCTCAGCGATGACAGCAGATTTCTCAGAACCGATTTGCTCTTCGAAAGGAATCATAGTAGGAGAACCTGCCATAATTTGAGTCTGCATCCACTTTGCTTCAAGAGTCTTAGGACACAAAGTCTCTTCAACTTTAACAGCACCAACGGTGATGTTTCTTTGAGTGAAAGTAGTAGCACCACTTGGATTGTAACCACAGCCGTCGGCTTGGAAGAAAACGGTAGAAGCCAACAAGTTCAAAGAAGCAGATGACTTAACACCTACTTGTACTTGACCGGCAGTTTGCAAGGTTGATGCGGTTTTAGAACCGAACAACGCTTTTACCAACAAGTCAGTTGACTGCTCGTTGGTGTAATTGTTCAAGGAAGATACAACGAATGACATAGTATTTTTTTTGTTTTTTTATTTGTTTATTTTTTCAATGCGTTTGCAAATTTCTTCAAGTTCTCAAATTGAGACTCAGTCTTTGTAGGTGCGTGTGGTTTCTTAGTAGGCTCATCGCTAGGCAAGTCAAGAACTTTCTCAACCAATTCAACAACTTTAGACATCGCTTCTTTGTGAGATACTCTCTCAGCAACCAAAGACTCGATAGAAGCAGTCAAAGCGGAGATTTTAGACTCAAGACTTTCTACTACTTCGTTGAAGTGAGATACGGTTGCGAACTCTTCAGTCGCTACAACTTCGATTTCGATTTCAGGTACTTCGATTTCGGGCTTTACGATTTCTGTCACAATTCCATCAAGAGTAGTGACAAGAGTACCATCTTCAAGTTCGTGAGTTGCGTTTGGTGCAGGAATATCGCCCTCAGCAGTTTCTACCATTACGATAGTACCTACTGACAACTCGCCTTCCCATTTTACGATTGTACCATCTTTCAACATCGCTGTGTCGAAAGAGATACTTTTTTCTTCTTCAAATCCCAACAATGTGCGGACTTGCTTCAAAGTTTCTTTTGCGTTCATCATAGTAAAATATATTTTTTGTTTTTGTGTTGCAATTTTATTGACCATCCCATTGAGACAAGATGCGCTTGAGTTGCTCGATGACTTGTAAGTCTTCGTTGAGTTCGCTTACAAAATCAAAGACTCCTTCAATAGAGAATCCCTTGAACTCTCCTGCTTTGACTTTTGCCCACACGTCATCATTGTCTATTAAGTAAGAGACAAACCACGAGCCGTCTGCTACGTCATCATAGCCTTTTGGAGGCATAACACCTCTTTCTCTATCGACTATGTAAGACTCGAACAAAGACACACCTTCTTCGATTGGTGTTTTGTGATGTGCGTTGACGCTGTCGTACTTGTTTGAACGCGCCCACTTTTTGGCAATCTTGAAGATAGACTCTTTGTCAAACACTACGTAGTACTCACCACGAATCGCGTCACGACGATAGATAGGCATATCTGCAATCATAGCAACACCACTCACGATGCGCTTCTCTTCGTCTTGTATTGCGAATTTCTGATTGTTGTTGAATGCTTGAAAGTCTCTCTCGACTGCCGGTGCTTCAACAAGCGACACAAAGTCAATGCCTGTTTCTTCGTCAAACTCGTTGATGTCTAGTCGATAGATAGGTAGATTCATAGTCTTAAATAGCGTTTATTTGACAATAGATACTTTTTTGTTGTTCGATACTCGTTGTTGTGTGCGAGTGATGTCGCCTTCTAGAACGTACACTCGTTGTTGTTGAGTGAGTTGTTCGTTGCCTCCTTGTTGAAGTAGAGACGATGTCGTTTGTGGTGCGCTCATTTGTGGTACACCACCACCACTTTGTTGAGTTGCTTGTTGTGAATTGAACTTTGTTGCTTTAAGTTTTGCTATTTGAGCGACACCAAATGCACCTGCGAGACCTGCTTGAATGAAAGGGTAAGCAGGAACGACAGCAGTAATCGGTGAATCTTGCGCAGTCTTGAACGCGTTTTGTACACCCTCGATTGTTGCCATAATAGTCGACGCAATCTTCATCGCTTTAGAGAAGTTAAATGCTCTCTTTTGTGACTCTTCGTCTTTACGTGCAAAAGTCTCAGCGAGTTCTGCGCTTACATCAAAGAACCCTTGAGCAAAGTCAATCAACTTATCATAGTGCGCTTTTACTAGAAGCGCGTATTTTTCTTGCTCTGTGTATTCTCTGCGATAGCGTTGTACACTCAACGTAGTCTTTTGCGCTTCTTTGAACTCGTGGTCAAAGATTTCTCTGTTAATACCTTTTTGAACATTCTTCAAATCTTTCTCGCGCAATTCTTGACGCTTGTAGTTGTATATGTTCTCAAGTACGAGAAGTGCTTCTTGATTGTCTGCGTATTGCTTACGTGAGTTTG